TCGCTGCTGAATAACACAAGAAAGGGGTTCTAACGAACCCCTTTTTTTATGGCATAGTAACGTTTAGATTTTCTGTTTCTATGTATTTTTCGTTAATATATTGAGAAGACTTTTGATAAGTCATTATATCTCTAATATCATTTAAGAATGTTTGTAGATATCTTCTTTTTAGGACGTATATATTTCTTTTTTTGTTATTTAATCGTATTTCATAATCGAAGTTAGTAATACCAGTTCTAACGTCAGTTCCAGATTTAGTTATATATCCATTTGTATTGGTTGGATCATTTAGATCACAGTAACTAATCTCAAAATCATCATATACTACTTTTCCTTTTTTAAGAACTATTTTTTCGTTACTATCTTTTAATTCTTTAGTTTCATAGAATCTGGTACTGTTTAGTTCTGTACCATATTTTTGTTCTGCATAATCATATAAGTCTCTATCTGATAAAGGCCAATCATTTCTTACATTAATAATACCAGCAGTTAAACATACAACCCAATCAAATTCATCATTACCATATAATTCTTCTGCAACAGTATCAGGTCTAGCACCTTCAGGTATTGCATACTTATTAAAAATAGTGAATACGTTCTGCAAATCATCACGTAGTTTTACTCTACGAAATAGATTTTTAACTTCTAAGTAATTAAGTGAAGAATCTCTATCTTTAAGAAATGAAGGATAGAATAAATTTGGTAATTCTCTAAAGTATCCCATTTTAGTATCCTACTCCTGGTGTTGTATATGGATTTTCTGGATAATCTTCTGAATATATTGGTGTCATTTCTGTGAAGTTAAGATCCATTGTTAAAGAAATTGGAGAACCATCAGTATATGTTGCCCAGTTACCTTCTCCAGTATAATTAACTCCCATATCTGTTAAAGCACATAACTTAAATTTATGAAGATAGTTTGTACATCTACCTTTATATGCTAATCTGAATATATTAGGGTTTTTAAGCATTGTATTACCACTTGCTAAACTACCACCTTTTGGTGCCATGTTTAACTTAAAGAATGTGATTATTCTTTTAACTTCTCTTGCTTCTCTCTCAAATCTTGGAGTAAACTTAAACTGAAACTTAAATGATCTGATTGAAGGACCACTGAATAGCATTTCCATGTTTGGATTTATAATTGCTCCTTGAGTTCTGGCAAGTAATTGATTCGTATCAATGTTACCACCAAGAGTTTCTAATGCTTTTTCAGCAAGTTTCATTTGTACTGCTCCTGGATTCTTTGCAGCAGTTTCTAATACCTTTGTTGATGCTTTACCTAATTCTTGGAAGAATTCTCCAGGATCATCAGCATTCATTCCACCTATTGCTCCTTGAACAGCAGTAGCAACAAAATTATTCATATTACCAGAATTATAGTTTGCCTTATTTGCATCAACTACTGCTGCTGGTACAGGAAGAATTGTAGTACCTAATTCTTTTGCATTCTTATCAGGACCACCTGTTAGTCCATAACTGGTTTGTCCTTTTATAGTATGGTCTTTAGTATAATAATCATTTTCTGCACCACCAAGCCAACTTTTCGCATTCCATGATCCTCTTTTGTGAGTTGTTGTATAATGCATATCTATTGTAGATATTTTTTTCCTTTTATACACTAATGCTGTAAATGTAATGAAATCTTGTGATGATGATAGAGCATCATATGGATATCTTAATTGTCCTCCTGGTACAGGTGCATCAGTACCACCTTTAGAATCTGATAATTGTCTAGCATCTTTTATTGCTTTACGTTCATCAGCTCTTGCTTTTGCTTTAAGAAATTTTTCTTCACGAGAACTATCTAAAATTGCCTGTTCTTGTTTTGTGCGAATGTTTTCTTGTTCTTTTTTATACGCTTCCTTTTCTGCACGTATTCTTTCACGACGTAATCGTCGTTGTTCTGCTCTTTGTTGACCGTTTAGACGTGCCATTATCGACCTATATTTTTAACTATTTAGCATGAATTTTCCAAAAGGTATTTTTTCAAGATCATTTATCTCTTCATTAGTAACTTTATACAGTTGTCCTGCTATTTCATTCCATGTATATTGTCTAGGTTCACCCCAATGAAAGTTAATTCCACGGAATCCCCAAGAAAAAATATCTGTTACTGCCACAAAGGGATTTTGATCATATCTAATACCTGGAGTTTTAGGATTGTATACAAAAATATAAAATTCTCCTACATCAGGTACAGGTGTAACTGTATCATTAAGAGCATCCATTAATTCCAACATCAAATCATCAGCATCTTCAGTTCCAATTAGATTTTTTACAATAGGAGATAATCTACTCATTTGATTCCTAGTTCTCTTTCTGTCATGACTTTAAATTCCCAAAGACGATCTTTACAAAATTCATCTGCTGCTTTCCATTTTGCTTGGTTTTTAGCATATTCATAAACTTCTTTCATATAACCCTTTGTCTGTTTCTTTTGTTTCTTGGGCATTATTGTTTGTTTTTGGGGTTTAATTTCTATAATATACCTTTTGACTTTACCATTGGTTTCTCTTACTTTAATATAGAAGTCTGGGTAATATCTGTGTACTTTATTGTCAATAGGAGATCTATACGGTAATACTATTTCTTCACTTCCCCATTCAAGGATATTGGTATTAGAATCGCAGTATTTCATAAACTTTAATTCCCAAAGTGACCTGTATACAATCTTGGTTGGATCCCCTTTGTACTTGTAAATACACCTTGGTTTATATTTTCCTCTATAAGCCATCTAAATAGAAATAACAAAACCTCATAAAGTATATTTAGATGGCTTCGATAATTCAAGACCTTAAGATGGATATCCTTCAGAGGAGGGAGATCTCAAAGCTATCCTTAAATAATCAGTTTCAAGTTCATATCAGTAGTTTACCTCTTGGTGTTCAAAGATATCTTACCCTTAATGGAACACATGCGAGATGGATTTCTGACAATGCTGGAATAATGTGCCATGAAGCAACTTTACCAACAAGTTCATTTGCTACTGCAGAAGTTAAGGATAATTATCATGGTATTAACCAACAATTTGCACATAATAGAATATATGTAGAAAGTGATTTTACATTTTATATTGATCAGAATTATAATATGATAAAGATTTTTGATGGATGGATGGATTATATTGCAGGTGATGATATAAATGGAGATCCAGCAAGTTCTACATTCTTTAGAAGATTTAATTATCCTAATAGTAATGGTGATATGGGTGGATATAAAGCCAGTACGTTCAGTATCACTAAATTTGAGAAAAATGAAAATAATGGAAGAAGACCATCATTGACCTATGTTTTTTATAATATGTTTCCAAAATCAATGGTTGCTATTCCTGTTCAATATGGTGCTGCTGATCTAACAAGAGTAACGGTAACCTTTCAGTATGATCGTTATTATATTGATAATAATATAGCACATAGTATTAAATCAAATGGAGAACCTCAATCTAGTAGATCTGGTATCAATCCTTTAGATAATCTTTTTGGTATTGCTTCTCTTAAAAATAATACTGATAGGAATAAACGATTATCTGGTTTGAGAAGAAAAACAGAAACTAGAAGAAATTCAACTGGACCACAAACTGAAATTAAAGTTAAGAATAGGAAAGCTACTGGACCATCTAATAGTAGACTAGGATTATATAAGAATGAAACAATTGCTCAATTTAAAGCATCTAAAGGGACTGGAGGTTCCAGTGGAAAAGATAAATAACCCCTATAAATAAATATACGACTTGTTATTGCATATTATGCCTTTACCAAAAATTAATACCCCAACATATGAGTTGGCATTACCTTCTACTGGAAAAAAAGTTAGGTACAGACCATTTCTAGTAAAAGAAGAAAAAATCTTAATTATGGCACTAGAATCTGAAGATATGAAACAGATTTCCAATTCCGTAGTTCAGATATTAAATGATTGTATTCTTACTAGGGGTGTGAAAGTTAAAGATCTTTCTACATTTGACATTGAATATTTGTTCTTAAATATTCGTGCTAAATCTGTTGGGGAAGAAGTTGAAGTTAATGTGACTTGTCCTGATGATGGTGAGACTGTTGTACAAACAGCAATTAATATTGATGATATTAATGTTCTTAAGAACCCTGAACATACTGATGTGATTAAATTAGATGATGATTTGTCTGTTCAGATGAAGTATCCTTCTATGACACAGTTTATAGAGAATAATTTTGATTATGCTAATAATAGAACTGATGTTGATAAATCTCTTGAAGTAATCATTGCTTGTATTAGTCAGGTATATAATCAAGAAGAATCTTGGTCAGCTTCTGATTGTACAAAGAAAGAATTAAAAGATTTTGTAGACTCTATGAATACTAAACAATTCAAGGAAGTTGAGAAATTTTTTGAGACTATGCCCAAATTAACTCATACTCTCAATGTCAAGAATCCTAATACTGATGTTGAAAGTGAAGTAGTATTGGAGGGACTAGCATCTTTTTTCAGTTAGCTCTGGCGCATGAGACTCTGGAGAATTATTATAGAACTAATTTTTCTCTCATGCAGCATCATAAATATAGCTTAACAGAGCTTGAAAACATGATACCGTGGGAAAGAGAAATATATGTATCTCTTCTACAACAGTATATTGAAGAAGAAAATCTAAAGGCACAACAGAGTGGCACTAATTAACACACGAACTCAACAAAAACCAAAATTAAATATTACCAATATCAAAAGTCCTATTGGTAAACTTAGTGCTGCTCCGATAGCTAAGATTAATCGTCCTATACTTAAAGTTACTAAACCAACCATTAAACCACTTGATTTAAATATTGATACTAAACAAACAGAAACAAATATTGGTATCTTTGATAATATTATAGGATTGGAAAAGAAGACTGATCATGTAGAATCTAGAGTACAAAATATAGAAACAAAGGTACAAGTTAATGAGGATCTTCTTCTTAATAGTATTAGAACTGGAAAAGATGATTCATTAAAGGAAGTAAATAAAACATTAGTAGAAATACAAGGAATTATAACTAAAGATCTTTCTAGTAGACTTAAGAAAGAACAAAATGATATTAAAAAGATAAGAACACAAAGTGATAAAGATAAAAAGGATGCTGCAGAGTCTGGTGTAGAAAGAGCAACTAAGTTTGCAAGTACTGTTACTAAACAATTTGATAAAGTAATTGCTCCTGCAAAGAGTATTTTTAGTAAATTTTTAGATTTTCTTGGAGTTGTTGCTACAGGATTTGTAGTTACTCCAGTATTAAAATGGTTACAAAAACCAGAAAATTTAAATAAGGTAACGGGAATATTTAATTTCTTATCTGATAATGCAGGATATGTTATTGCATTATTAAGTGGTGCTACAATTTTTAATATTATTCGTAAAGTACAAAAGCTATTCAGAGGATTAAGAAATATTAGTAGATTCCTTAGAGGACAACCACAATTAATGAATCCTCGTGGTCGTCTTCCTACAGGTGGTGGTACATCTAGGGTAGGTCAAAGTTGGTCTGGGAGACATGGTACTAATATTACTAGGACTGGTACAAGAACTGTTGGTGGTCCTAGTAGATATGCTAAAGCATTAAAGGAAGGTGGAACTCCTTTATCTCATGGTACTGGTACAGCTAGAACAGTTTCTACCTTTAAGAGAACTAAGAGTCCACTTAGTAAAGCATTGCAAACTATAAATGTAGGTGCTAAAAATGTTGGGAGAAATTTATTCAAGTCTGTAAGTAAGGCAGGTACTAAGTTTTTGGGTAAAGGAATTATGAAGTTCATTAGACCTATATTAAAGAAAATACCTGTTGTTGGAGTATTACTTGATTTTGGTATATCTGTTGCATTAGGAGAGGATCCAGGTAGAGCAGCATTTGGTGCTATAGGTGCAGGTTTACTTGCTGCAATAGGTACAATGATTGGTGGTCCTGTTGGTACATTCCTTGGTGGTTTTGCTGGTGACTGGGCTGGTAGAAAACTTTATGATATTTTCTTTAAGAAAATGGAGAAAGGAGGAACAGTACCAGGTCCGAAGATTAATAAAGATATTACTCCTATATTAGGTACTCCTGGAGAAAAGGTTGTTAATTTAGAGCAAAGTAAACAGTTTGGACCTTTAATAGATGATATAAACTTTAATGGTGGATCAATAGTTAATTCTATGATGTCTGCACTTAAGGATCAGGAGTCTAATAATGCATCCTTTGCTGCTGCAAATGAGAAATTGGCATCTTTGATGTCTGGTGTTCAGGAAACATCAACTACTACTCAAAAAGATATTAAAACTACAATACCTATTAGTACACCAGATATTGCTAAGAAAAATCTTGAAAAACCATCTAAAGGTGGATCAGACACAATAACTCTTCCTACAATAAAACAAACTGCTAATGGTGGTGGAGAAGATTCTCCAACTCCTCAACAACAAACTTCAAGTCGAAGTATTGTTGGTGCGGAAGATGAATCTAATCCTTATCTTTCTTATACAATGCAAGGATTGGGAATATATCAGGTGTAATAAATGGCAGTAACGGAAAGAGAAAAACTTAAATTGAATGTCAATAATATTAAAAGTGTATTATTGGATGGTAGAAAGAATCAAGATAAGATTAATAAGACAAAGAATAGATTAGTTTTTAAAGGAATACAAAAACAAAAACGATTACAAGCTGAATCTAATATAGAGAAGAAACCAGAATCAACTGGATCGAAAACTAAATCTATATTTGGTGGTATTGGTAACAAGATAACTAGTATTTGGGATAAGGTACTAAATTTCTTTGGGACTATAGTTATAGGTGCTCTTGTTACTAAACTACCAGAACTTATTGCAGGAGTAGAAAATACATTTAAGAAAATAAGAGGTGTATGGGATGGTATAATAGGAATATTTACTGCTATTGGTGCTGCACTTAGTAAATTTGTTAATGCTTTTAGTTCTATTTTTGGTAAGAATACATCTTCAGAGTTCAAGGATTTACAAAAAGAATTGGATAATTTAGATCAGGAGATATCAGAGGAAGATGCGAGCAGGCTTATTGATATAGAAAAACAAAAGGAGAGTCTTGAAAATGAAGGCATATTTCCTGGAGATTCTGAGTGGGATCATCTTGATGCGAAAGAAGATGCAATTTTGGGCAAATATATGGATGGTGGAGATTCTACAGCATCACCTCCAAACCAACCTATTAGTATTCCAAAAAGAAAGCTGGGTGGTGGTATTGAAAATAGTGAACAACCAAATCAACAACCTGCAAGATCACCAGAATCAACTACAAAAGATAGTCCACTTAAATTATTTCCTAAAGTTGCTAAAGAATCTACAAAACCAATTAAAGTATATTCAGAAAATATTGATAGATTGAGTGAATTAATGGCACAAAATCTTCCTGGTCTTGGTGGAGGAGGTGGTGGTACTGACGCAATCACTGCTAAGGCAAAGACTAAATCTCTTGGAAAAAGAGGAAAAGATATTGGTAACTTGTTAGCTCTTCCTTTTAGAGATAGAACAACAGAAGTAGACCCTAGATCAAACTTCGCTAGTGGTAATGTATTAAATAGTAGTACTACAGTATCTCCAGTTGTTAATAAGATAGGTGATATGAAATTAGCAGATGATTCAGAAACAACTGTAATCACTTATATTCAACCAATAGAAATTACAAAAATTGTAAGAACATCTACACCTTCTTCTGGATCTTCACCAACATTACCTGATCTTCAATCTACTAAAACGGAATATATTCCTATACCATAATGGCAGTTAAGTACGAGTTATTTCAAATAGTATCCGCTAATGGCGAAAATACCGTTAATCTTTATGACGGTCAATTTAGGGTATTATCTTTTGATTATTATGAAAGTATAATATCTCCACATATTACAGGATCTTTGGTTATTAGTAGTAGTACTGGTGCTGCCAAATCCAAAGATGATGCACAAGAAAGAGTTGGTTCTTTATATTCATCATTACCTCTTCGTTCAGGTTGTGTAATACTTGCTTCAGTTAAATCAGAATTAGGAAAAACATTAGATTTTCATAGTGATCCATACAAAAGATTATATGTAACTGATGTATCAGTTATTACTAAATCCCCTACATCTGAGAATATAGTTCTTAAATTTACTTCTAAGATAGCCTTAATGAATGAAACTAGTAAGGTTAATAAGCATTATAAGGGGAAGATTACTGATTCTATTAAGAAGATTATTAAAGAGAAGTTAAAAATAAATGAGGATAAAACTTTTGTTGATGAGTCTGTAAATTCATATTCATTTACAGGAATGAGGAAAAGACCATTTGACTTGTTTATTATGTTAGCAAGACAGACTGTACCTTCTAATACTGCAAATCCTGGATATTTTTGTTTTGAGACTAAAAGTGGGTTTAGTTATCTTTCTGCAGATACTTTAATAAATCAAA